TTTCGAATGGTTCACAACTAATATCGGATTCTGGAATCGGATAAATAGCCCCCGAACCTAGATATGGAATTCCTTTTGTTTTCACATCTACTAAATGTGGAGGAATAGTGGCTATTAGACTCTTCTTGGCGAATTCACTGAGATGTGGCACATCGTCCCATGAGACCATTCTTATAAATCTTTCTTGTTCCCCGGGTTTCGATTTTTCTAAAAAATGTAAAACTGTGTCTGTTAATCCACTATCTGGAGTAAACGTTAGGTAAACTGTGCCTCCAGTTGTCATAACACGCATTAAACATTCTATGTAGATTGTTAGAGGACATTCCTCATCGAGCATACAAACATCAATCTTTGCAGCTTCAAAAGCATCCTTTCCTGCCTGGTATGTTTTCACAACTATCTGACTAGTTCCACCAGATATATGTTTAATAAAATATGTTCCAATTCCATTATTAGTTCCTTGTAATGCAGATGTAGAAATTATTAAATCTTTCGGAATTAATCCAGTTCCTCGCCCATTTCTTCCGATTAAATCTTGTTGTAGTGAATCCCGGATAATTTCTCCGCGGTCTCCAGCTAACCAACATTGAACTGGTCTATTAAATCGTTTCCCTTTCCACCACTGGGGATATTTACCAGTGCAGTGAGTAACTAATTCAAACAGTCCGGTGAGAGATTTACCAGTTCTGTTTCCCGCGATAAAGGCTCGTTCTGTGTAATCTGCGCCGGCATTTAAAAATTCAATATGCTTGGGATAATTCTTTCTACTAATATCATTTAGACATCCGTCTAATACTGGCCCATTATCTAAAAATAGTGTATCTATATAATTAAATTTAATACGATCAGCTTGTTCCTGAAGAAGAACTAACAGATTCTCTTTCTCTTCTCTAGAGAGTTCCACTATGCAGATATCTCCGGCAAACTACCTTCACTCCCGCCAGCTTTAGATGTTTCCTTTCTAGCAACAAGGGCCTTAATCGTTGCGTCAAGTTCAGCATCAGTCATGCCTTTCATACTACCAGTAACATCAATATTACTATCCATTGTATCTTTATAATTATTTCTAAATCTATTCTTCATGCAGAATATCCATGCTGAAGCATTAAATTTTGGTAAGATGCCTTTAGCCCCTTTAATACCAATATCTTCCCAATAAGCTTCTGATGCGGCCATGGCGATCTCTAAAGCATCTTTGAATTCAAAATTATCTGGATTTTTTGTCCAATTATCCATTGTTTTTTCACTTACACCAAAACAGGCAGCCATTGCTGCTTTCGAACGACCTTCTTGGCCCATTCGAATTACTTCGATAGAAAATTCTGGTTTATACTTTGTAGCGGCCATCTATATTAACCTCTTTGCGATTAACTGTTTTAATACTGACCCGATATTAATTTGAGTCATAATTTTCTCTAATGTACGACATGGGACATAACCTATAACTCCCACTTTTAATAAATCTAATACTTCACGCATCATAGGACTAACAGAATCATTAAAATGCGGTGGAACAAAACCAAAGAACCAACATCCAATAATAAGGATGAGGAGAACCATTAGTACTGGGCGCCAAGTTCGTTCTAAAAAAGAACCATTTGTTAAGATGGCAGATATCGCTTGTGCCGAAGCTGTAATTGCTTGCCCATCTACATCATTCACTGATTTTAGAACATCTAATGCGGATTGAACTGTTTTAGCCTGATCACCTTTATAACCAAATAAAGCAGTCATCCCAGTTGAGAGCATACCAAATAAGGAAATTAGTATAAGAGGCATTAGGATTCCAATGCCTTTCTTGTCAGATTGTCCAATTTAATTTCTTGCCCTGTCCAGCCTTTTCCATTAAACTTAATTGCGGGGGCGGAATTAAAGATTTGTTTAACGGAGGGTTCTTTACAAATTGCACATTCGGTGGGATATAGTTCTAACGACTTAAGAAAAACTTCTTGAGTGTCTTGGCAAGATTGGCATTGAAGTTGGTAGGTTGGCATAGTTTCTTCTTATTATTAATTTTGACGAACAAAAAGCCCAATGCCAGTGGCTGATTTGGGCCTTCTGATACTACTCTCTCTTTTTTGCCCCCAATAGAGAGAAGGTTGGGTAAGTTCTCGAAAGAGCTAAGGTAAATCCCTCAAAGCTCTCGACCTGCACGAGTGGCGTAACTCATTAAAATTCTTTAATATAACACATCATTATAATTCATCATCTTGACTTTCTTGTAATAACTGGTAATTCATATAAGAACAAATGCGCTCGGCCTGTTCAAATTTATTGCCTTCCAAATCTTTCCCAATTACAGTGGCCTTTACTACTTTACAATCGCGGATAATCTCTGGGTAGGTACGAGAACTAAACTCATAACATGCTTTCGTAATGAGTGGGTACTTGATATTTGCTGAATTTGGGAGTGGATGTGATTTCTTCTTAGAGAAGAGCGCGACAAGATCTTCTACTTTCTTAACATCAGCTAACCATTCTGCCGAAGAAGCCAAGTCATCTTCATATCCCTTAGTAACTTGTTGACCGATCTTTAATAGATCTTGGTCATCTAATTCAGGACTGATATTATCGAGTTTTGCAAATTTTTTAAATAATTTTACTGACATTGAGCTATTGTCCCGTAATTTCTGATCTACTATAATCGACCGTTGATCGTCGTCTTGGTCGGTCTTCTGTTGGCTTCGGTAAAATTCTTTATATGGGATCTTAAATAAATTCAGTAAATCGATATAGTATAGCCTATAGGACTATCGTTGTCAAGCCTTTTTAGAGCTTTCCTTCATAACTGGCAAATGGGTTAATAGTAAAAACTGCCTGAATATGGCTCCCAGGTTTATTAGATGCCGGATGGTCAATCTTAAATCCAAGTCGAAAACGGAAACATTTAATCCCTAAATAAGGCAAGGTATACGGATGGACTATGTAATACTCATATATACGTGTATTACCAATATCTGCTTCTGCTCGAAATAATCCGCCTCTATTTCCCTTACTTGTTCCAATTTCCCCAAATTGTTTGTCCGCTTGAATGTCCGGTTGGTCGAGGACAGTTACTATACCCTCCTGGGGTACCTTCACACCTGAAACCGTATACTCAAAGTAGTTAATGGGATTACGCCAGGCAAGCCAACAATACTTCCCCCACCAAATCTGTAATGGTGAATATTGCTGCCAAAACCGCCCATCATTGATCTGTGTAATGACCGTTATGTCCCGTCCAATGTATGGATCAGCACTATCAAAGTATCGAAACATTCGCGGAAGGCGTCCAACGTCATAAAATATACACAAAGGTAAAAGAATGACCGCACCTACCAATTGAAGTGGTAATGTAACCAATAATAGTTGTAAAGTTTTGTTTATTAATCTACCAATAAATATTAACATAATACCTCCTTATTCAGACGGGCCTCTCCCCGCAGTCACGTCTATTTTCTGTTCACTCTAGGGTGCTAGAGAGGCCGACGTTACCTATTAGGGCTTTGCGCCCCTGCGAGCCATATGAAGGGATATGGCCCGAATGAAAACCAAATCGTACTTTCGCAGAGGATCTGGCCATACTTGGTAGCGGCAGGAGGATTTGCACCCCCGACTATGGATTATGAGCCCATTGTGATACGATTTCACCATACCGCAATATATCATTGGGAGCAGGACTTACAGGACAGTGGGATCTAGGCACCGGAGCGTCAGGGCTAGTAGAACACATATCAGCTGCACGAGCAACGCTGAGTCCATTGCCTTATACCCGTCTCGTTTAGTTGGGTTACTCCCAAATGCGTTGGTCTAAAACTCTCCTTATTTGTTTTCCATTATCCTTAAAAACCAAATTCATGCCACTGATTTGATCGTAGTAACGTGGCCCTACCCTATTAAGATATTTTCCCCAGAAGCTTCCGGAACAGGGTTTATAAGCATAAATGCCTATCTCCTTAAACTATCAACTCTTCTAAGTATCGTTTCTCAATATCCCCGTGGTACGCCTGGTGATGGATTCGAACCATCTGGTTCGGGATGTTACCTTAAGCCCCATTTTGGTTATTTCCACTAACTTA